CCCATAGTATTTTTGTAGATGCTGCTGGTCTTGCGCCTGCATTCGCAACTTTAAGTGTTGCGTTCAACGGCTACACTAACGATATTAACCACAACGCTAGTGCTGAAAACAGGATTCAGCCTAGTAGAGCAGCTAACTATATCAAATACGGTATGACAGATGTTACACTTACTACAGAACTTGACTTCCTCGATAAGACAGAATACAATAACTTCAAGGTAGATACGTTACGCTCGATTAAACTAGAAAGCAACAAAGCCGGCGGTGTTGGTAGTACCTTTGCTGCTGCTACTGAGGCCGTTAGAATCACTAACTATCGCACCGCATATGATACTTATACGGTCGATACGAAGGGTATGGCTGATCTTGTGAGTGCTGCTGTTACCATGCGAGCACTTGCAATTGCTGGTGGTAATGGTTATACGATCGAGTGCAAGTCGCCTGTCAACATAGTCTAGGGGCTACAATGACAGATCCAGCAAGAGCTAAGTTGAATACAGTATGCTTAGTATTAATTGCAGTCTGGACAACAATTGCGTCGTTCAAGGGTTGGGGCTACCTTTAAGGTAGCTCCAACCCGTAGTACCTATTTTACTTAAGTAAATAAGGAGAGAGAGAGAATGCCAGTCGTTACTATTGATCCTGCTGCATCTGAGCGGTTTGAGCTAAAAAGTGCTCCCGCTGATCCTAATGATCCTAATGATGAGAGTGGCTTCATTGTCCTACGGCCGCTGCCTTATGGTATGAAATTGACTCGTCGTGATAAGGCGACTAAGATGATGATGCGGTCTAATCCTGCTCAAGCTAAAAAGGCACAAGCTGAATCGACCGTTGAATTAGAGTCACAGACAGAATGGGCAGTTGCGTTTGACTTCGCAAATTGCATCATCGACCATAATCTTACAGATCAGAACCAGCGCAAGTTAGATTTCTCACTGCGACTAGATTTAAAGTTATTTAACCCTAAAGTCGGTAGTGAAATCGAAAGACTCATTAACTCTCTCAACGAAGATGAAGATGAGTTGATGTTAGAGGATTTTACGATGCGATCGAATACATCATTAACGGACGAGGGAAAGAACTCGACGGCGAGCGATGGGTCAGACCAATTAGAGATAGCGACGGAAACGTAATCAGAAGTCTTGACGATACGCCAGAAGTAAGAGTAGTTGATAAATCTGTCGTAGAGTCTGCATTAGAATGGCTGGAGATAACATCACTCTGTTTGCGCTTAAATGTCCTACCCTCCTGTGGGGGTTTGTACGATCAGAAGCCCGGCGATATTAGAAAAATGCTTAGAATTATCAGTATAATAGACGAGAAAGAAAAAGCAGATATGGACAAGATTAAATAATGGCTAGTGCTTACGAGCTTATGCTTGTACTTCGTGGACGGAACTATTTGTCCAATGATCTTAGGCGTGCCGGCGCAGATATAGGACGTTTGCGTACTGCTAATCAATTAACTGCACATAAAGCTTCTCTAGTTGCAAGTAGTAAAAATCTCGCAA